GTTACGTTAACAGGCGGGACAGGCCTTGGAAAATCTAGTGTGACTAGGGAGCTAGAACATTGGCTACTTAAAAACACTACAGATCGAATAGGTATCTTAGCCCTTGAAGAAAATAAAGAAAGGACTATAGATGGCCTAGTTTCTATAGAGGCCAACGCTAGACTTTACATTGAACAGGTTAGAGAGGATTTCTCAGAAGATGAATGGAGAAAACACCACAACGATCTAATCAATGGTGTAGGGAAGAATAGGTTATGGATATATTCTCACCTAGGTCAGCATGATATAGAAGAAATATTTGCAAAGCTCCGCTATATGATACAAGGGTGCGATTGCAAGTGGGTTATAGTTGATCACTTAGCCATGCTAACATCTGCACTTGAAGGTGGGGATGAACGCAGATCAATAGATAATATCATGACTCGGCTCCGCTCTCTTGTAGAAGAGACTAATGCGGGAATGATTCTAGTGTCTCACCTAAGAAGAGTTGAAGGGAACAAGGGGCATGAGCAAGGTGTTACAGTAGGCCTATCTCATCTGAGAGGCTCTCAAAGTATAGCCCAACTATCAGATTGTGTGATAGCCTTAGAAAGAAATCAACAATCTGAAGATAAATTGGAAGCTAACACAACACATCTCAGAGTTTTAAAGTCTAGGTATACTGGCGATACTGGTATAGCAAGCCATCTATTATACGATACAGAAACTGGGAGGCTAAAAGAGTTATTAGATATAGATGACCCCGATGAATTAATTAACGAAGACGAGATTCCATTTTGAGTGAATTAGTATTTGATATAGAAACAGACGGGCTTGATGCAACTAAGATATGGTGCATCGTAACCTATGATATTAATACAGAAGAGGTAAAAACATTTAGACCAGATGAGATAAGGACTGGCATTACTTTCTTATCTAAAGCTAAGAAACTGATAGGCCACAACATCATAGGGTTTGATATCCCTGTAATAAAAAATCTGTATGGAGTGGATGTCGGTAAAGATAAAATAATTAGAGATACTTTAGTTCTTTCAAGGCTCTTTAATCCTACAAGAGAAGGATCTCATAGTCTTGAGGCTTGGGGCTACAGACTGGAGCATAATAAAATAGACTACAAAGAGTTTGATCAGTATTCCGATGAGATGATGGAGTATTGTATCAATGATGTAAAGCTAAATGCTATGGTATTTGAAGCCTTGAAAAAAGAAAGTAAAGGATTTTCTAAACAGTCAGTAGAGCTTGAGCATAAAGTAGCTTCTCTTGTTAATAGCCAAAGAGACAAGGGGTTCTTGCTGAACATGGAAGATACTCAACTCTTGTATGCACATCTATTTGACCAGATGGAAGAAACAAAAAAAGAAGTAACTAAAACTTTTAAACCTAAAGAAGAAGTCTACACTCTCAGGGCAACTTACAATAAAGGGGGCGCTCTTTCTAAGTTCGCTAAGTGTCGGGAGTTAAATAAAAGATTACGCCTAACAAGTGAAGAGTATGACCAGATTGCTTTAGATGGTAAGATAAAACGTACTATTACTACTGAGTTTAATCTAGGATCTAGAAAACAAATAGGGGAATACCTTCAAGACTTTGGATGGAAGCCTAAAAAGTTTACACCTACAGGCCAACCAATAGTTGATGAGAAAATACTCAATAAAATCAATAATATACCAGAAGCTAAATTAATTGCTAAGTATTTAATGCTTCAAAAAAGAACTGCACAAATACAAAGCTGGCTTAAAGAAGCTCAAGATGATGATAGGGTGCATGGGTATGTCAACTCTAATGGCGCGGTTACTGGAAGAATGACACACTCTTCTCCTAACATGGCTCAAATACCTAGCCTTAGTGCTGAGTATGGGAAAGAATGTAGGAGATGCTGGACTGTTCCAGAGGGATATAAGTTAGTAGGTATTGACGCATCTCAACTTGAATTAAGAATGCTGGCACACTACATGGACGATGAGGATTACATTAATGAGATTATTAACGGAGACATACACACCGCTAATCAAAAACTTGCAGGACTTAAATCAAGAGATCAGGCAAAAACATTTATATATGCACTCATATACGGAGCCGCAAATCAAAAGCTTGGAACAGTGGCTGGTGGAGGTAGAGAGCTTGGTGCGAGACTTAGAGAATCATTCTTCAATAATCTCCCATCATTCGCAACTCTTGCGACTAGAGTTGAAAGGTCTTCTTCAAAAGGGCATATCAAAGGGGTAGATGGAAGGAAGCTTATTATAAGAAGAAAACATGCGGCTCTTAATACACTCCTTCAAAGTGCTGGTGCAATAGCAATGAAGCAAGCTTTAATCTTCTTCTCATCATACATAGAGAAACTTAAGATAGATGCCTCAGTTGTTGCTAATGTACATGATGAGTGGCAGGTAGAAGTTGTAGAAAATAAAGCGGAAACTATTGGAGAAATAGGAGTTAGAGCAATTCGGGAAGCTGCTGAAGCTTTGAAACTTAAGTGTCCCCTTGATGGGGAATACAAAATAGGAGAGAATTGGAGTGACACACACTAACACTAATAAAGATATGATCGACCCTAGTAGAATAGGAGACATGGCAGAGCATTATGCTATTACATTCCTCTGGGATCAAGGCTACCAAGTCTTTAGAAATTGTGGATGCACAGGCCCTATAGATATTGTAGCTGTTTCTCCTGAAGGAACAGTTAAACTTATTGATGTTAAATCTTACAAGGGTACTAATTTGACTGCTAGGTCTTCTATTCAAAAGAAAATGGGAGTAGTATATCTACGCTACAACCCTGAAAACAGAAAGCTAAAATTTGTTAACCATAGAGATGAGGTAAAACAACTTGAATTATTCTAAAGGTTTAGATACTTTAATTGATGACATTTATAATACTGTTGATCAATTAAGTAACTCTAAAGATATTAATATACCCTCGAAAGTTATTGAGGAGTTTGGGGAGAATATGAAGAATGCTCTTCGGCACTGGGCAACCCCAAGAGATCAAACCAAAGGTCTTAGGATGAGCAATGTTGGTAAACCTTCAAGACAGTTATGGTATGATATAAATTTAAAAAGCAACAAGGCAGAAAAGGTGTCGCCCTCTACGCAAATTAAATTTTTGTATGGTCATATATTAGAAGAACTCTTAGTTACACTTGTCAAACTGGCAGGACATACTGTTGAAGACCAACAGAAAGAAGTATGTGTCTCAGGAATAAAAGGCCACATTGATTGTAAGATTGACGGTGAAGTTATAGATATTAAATCTGCATCTAGATATGCCTTTAGGAAATTTGATGAGGGGACATTAGCAGAGTCTGATGACTTCGGTTACTTAGCACAACTAGCAGGATATGAAAGAGCATTAAAGACTGACGGCGGTGGATTCTTAGTTATCAATAAAGAAACAGGGGATCTCTGTCTGTTCAGACCAGATGATTTAGATAAGCCTAATATAACTTCTAAGATAAGTACCACTAAGAAAACCCTAGCTATTGATACGCCACCTGAAAGGTGTTACAATCCAGTTCCTGAAGGAGCTAAAGGAAATCTAAAACTTCCTAGAGGGTGTGTGTATTGTCCTCATAAGTTTATCTGCCACTCTGATGCTAATGATGGTGAAGGTCTTAGAGTATTCATGTATTCTAAAGGGCCTGTATATCTTACTAAAGTTGCATCCAAGCCAAGAGTAGCTGAAGGATGAACCAAAAAATAATTAAAAGAATAAATAGACAGATACCTTTAATCCTTACAGGCTGGTTAAAAACTTTAGTCGATGTTGAAGAACACCATAAGATAGAAGAAAATAACATAGATAAATATTTACCAGAACTCCAGTATATTTCTATTAAAGGAACTTATGTTTTAGGCCAGTTCAGTAAGAGGTGGACTAATCGTATTGTTAAGAAGATGGTAAAGGCTGGACACATTGTAGAAGATATAGACTACGATTACTTCACTAAGTATTACAAGGATTATATGCATGTCAGCCAAGCGAAAGGTTAAGGTTAATAAAGGAACAAGGAAGCGAAGAAAAGCCCGACCAAAAGAAAAAGAAGTTGCCGTTGGATATCATTCAAATTGGGAATATAAACTTCATATGGGATTGCTTTCTAGTTGGGAGCATCATCCTCAAGAAGAAAACATAATTAATTATGTTATTAATCACAAGTATCATCCTGACTTTATAGCTGAGATAGATGGCAAGACAATCCTATTAGAATCTAAAGGAAGGTTTTGGGATTACCATGAGTACAATAAATATCCTTGGATTAAGAAGGCTTTGCCCGACCATATGGAGCTAGTGTTTTTGTTTGCTGAACCAAATGCTCCTATGCCTCAAGCAAAGAGAAGAAAAGATGGCACTAAAAGAAGCCATGCTGAATGGGCATGGTCACATAGCTTTAGATGGTTTTCTGAAGAAAGCCTACCCGACTCATGGGTAGATGTAGAGTTTAGAAAAAAACTTAAAGAAACTAATGAGGAAGATATAGTTTATGGAAAAAAGAAATAGTATTGATGACGCATCCCCAGAAGAATGGTCGAGGGCATCTGCTATAGTATATGACAGGGGCTTTACTTCGGGAACCCCTAAAGAATGGGATGAGGTCAACAAGCCTCTACATTATAACACAGGTAAAATAGAATGTATTGATGCGATTGAAGCTATGTTATCCCCTGAAGAATTCATAGGGTACTTGCGCGGAAACTCCTTGAAGTATAGGTGGAGAATGCGGTACAAGGGTAAGCCCCTGCAAGACATGGAAAAAGCAAAGTGGTATGAAAATAGACTAATGGTCTTCATGTCGGAGAAGAGGGATGCGCTGGGATCGTAAGGGAGAAAGGACTCTAAAATATAACAAACGAAAGAAAGGAAAAAATAAACACAGGAAAAATGAAAATGAATCCGACACAAATAACGGAAGAAGAGAGCTACCTAGGGATAAAGATAGACCACAGCCGAGAGGCTAAACTAAATACTTTTTCTTTAGAGACTCTTAAAGATAGATATTTTCTAGAGGATGAAACTAATGCTCAACAAGCTTTTGCAAGGGCTTCTGTATATGGTGCAACTTATAAAGGAACTACTGATTACAATCTTGCACAAAGACTTTACGAATACTCAAGTAATCATTGGTTCATGTTTAGCACTCCTATCCTTAGTAACGCAAGTGCCAGCCGTGGCCTACCTATCTCTTGTTTTCTTAATTATGTTCCTGATTCAAGGCGTGGTCTTTCTGACCATTATGATGAGAACATATGGCTCACTAGTTCAGGTGGAGGCGTGGGTGGATATTGGGGCAGTGTTCGGAGCAATGGGATATCTACTTCTAGCGGTAGTGAGTCAACTGGTAGCATTCCATTCATGCATGTCGTAGATTCTCAAATGCTTGCCTTCAACCAAGGCACTACTAGAAGAGGATCGTATGCTGCCTATATGGATATATCTCATCCCGAAATAGAAGAGTTTATAGCCATGAGAAAGACAACTGGTGGAGACATAAACAGGAAATGTTTAAACCTCCATAACGGAGTAAACATAACTGATGAATTCTTGGAGGCTGTAAAGAATGAAGATCTTTGGAGGCTTATAGATCCAAAGACAAACCAAGCAGTCAGGGTTGTGCCAGCAAGAGACTTGTGGTTCCAGTTGATTAACACTAGAGCAGAGACAGGGGAACCTTACATTATCAATTTAGATAGATGTAATGAGGCTTTACCACAAGAGCAAAAAGAATTAGGCTTGTCTGTTAAGCAAAGCAATTTATGTTCTGAGATAACATTACCTACAAGTGAGGAAAGAACAGCCGTTTGCTGCCTATCAAGCGTCAATCTTGAGTATTTCGATGAGTGGAAAGACAACGAATATTTTATTGGTGATTTAATTACTATGCTTGATAATATTCTAGAGCATTTTATTGATAATGCTATAGATTTAAATGAACATAGTAGAGATAAG